AATTTTTGAGTGGATAGGTACGACGCGGTCTTCACCAGCTTCGGTCTTGATGCCGCCTTTGAAAGTACAATTCTCAAGGTCTACATTGGCAAGCTCAATTAGGCCGAGCTCTTGTGGACGCCATCCAGAATAACACTGAATGAGTATCACATCAACGAAATTCTTATCGTCGACATGCTCCCAGAGCTTTGATATTTCTTCGTCCGTAAAAGGTATGTGCTCTTTCTTGACTTTCTGGATCTCTTTGATCGTTTCGTCAGTCAGCTTGAATGTGCGCGAGTAGTTTCTGTCGACGATCTCATATTCCAGAGCATAGTCAAGCATCAGGTTGAACAAGGACTTGATCTTGTTCTTCATGGATGCGCTGGCGTGTTGCTCTTTCCCTCTGACAGTGGCAACACCCTCGTCCATACAGCCTTTCACATGGCGGGCACGGACATCCATTACTCGCATATCGTAGACAGCCGAACAATACTTCCAAGCTGAAGTAACGGCTCGTGAACTGCCATCCGATTTGAGCGTCTTGAAATACTCTTCCGACCACTTGTCGTAAAGCTCTTTGACGGTGATCGCGGTGCCGAGGTCGTAAGGGTTCTTGTTATATTCTACGAGCGCTGCATACGCGTCGTTGTAAGTTGAAAAATATGAGTCAGGCTTGAGCGGTTTGCAAATAGGCTTGCCGTCCTGAGTCTTTCCTACCGTAACCATCGCCCGAAAGGGATTCCGAAGGTTGCGGTTTTTTATTTCGCTGATTTGGCCAAACCCGTTCGGGAGGCGTCTTCGTTTATTGTTTTTGGCTCTCGGTTTTCGCTTTACTGACGGCTTCATTGGATAGCCGCAATGAGGGCAAGCCGGAGCCTTGTCGCTTACCTGCAATTCGCATTCAGGGCATTTTACAAGCATGAGTTGCACCTCCATAGTTGATTTGTCCTTTGTAATCATATATTATGGTGTAGGAGTTGTCAAGTTATTCCTACATTTATTTTTGATGGAGCGATGTATATGATTACAAATGATGTATCAACCTGCCCAAAATGCGGCGGCGATTTGAAATACTATGACCGTGTTACTCGGATTGTACGGACGAAAGGAAGAAAGACCTGGAAGATCCCCATGCGGCGGCTTCAATGCACTCGCTGCGGTTCCGTACATAGAGAGCTTCCCGAACTGATATTTCCGTACAAACAGTACGAGGCTGAAGTCATCATCGGTGTTTTGGAGGGCTTCATCACATGCGAAACCATCGGCTTTGAGGACTATCCCTGCGAAATGACGATGGTCCGATGGCAGGCTCAGGACTGGACCACCGAGGTTGTTTTAACAAAGCGCAGTTGCTAACTTAGAATAGCCGTTGAAAGGAGGTAAACGCCAATGAACGAGCAAGAGTTCCCTCAGGGGTCTGTCCCCGTGGCTGTTGCGGCCCGTGTTTATGGCAAAGATGCTTCATGGGTCCGTGCCGGAATTATTTCAGGGTGGCTCCCGATTGGCAAAGCCACTCGCAGCGGAAAGTTAGTCACCACCATCGAGGAGATGGATTCACGCTACGGCCGCATCAACTTTTACATCTCCCCAAAGCGTCTCTACGAGGAGACAGGATTTTTGTGGAAAGGAGAACGACAATAATGGCAACGGAAATCCGTCCGGAGCTGTCTGAGAAAAATCCGTACTGGATTGGCAAGCACCGGTATTACGAGCTAAAGCATTTCTGCCTCCAGTATCCGATCTGGAAGAAAGCCTATAATGCTCTGCTTGGCCTAAGCAGCCGTCCGAACGACCTTGATATTTTCGTCAAGAGTGGCCAAGTACATAGCGATCCAACTGCAAGGTGTGCGGAATCTCGCGTATCCTTTGCCAAACGGATGGAACTGGTCGAGCAAGCTGCCATTGGTACGGACGGTGACCTCTATCCTTATATTTTGCGAGGGGTTACAGAGGGTCTATCCTACAATGCCTTGAAAATGCAGTATGCCATCCCCTGTTGCCGCGAGGTCTACTACAACTTGTACCGGCGGTTCTTCTGGCTGCTGAGTAAGGAGCGTGATTGAGATGCGGATTGTGAATGTGGCGGTCAGACAATGCTACCGCTTCAACTGCCCGAATTGCGGGAGCAAGCTGGAAGCTGACAGTGACGAGCTGGTCGATGTCGGTGGAAAGACCAGTCGGTTCTGGTGTCCTGTCTGCCGAGAGGAAAGATACATTCCATGGTCTTCTCTGAGAAAACGGACGGTCTACGAGGACAGTTCCGCAGATTAAGCAAACCCCTTTATGGAAAGGATTGAGCCGTTGTCAGCGGCTCTTTCTTTTTTATATTTTCCGGCACGCGGGTAACTGGATCAGATGCTAAATTGGTATCTGGAAAATTGCCCGGGGTAAAAATCTGAAAAATCATTTTGGAGGTATGACATGGAACTCATCATTGGCATTGTTGTCGGTATTATCATCGGGCTTGTAGTCGGAACGCTTATATTTCGGCGAAGGTGCATTCCTGTCGGCAATCTTCGGATTGACCGTTCTGACCCGACGAGCGAACCATTTCTGTTTCTCGAATTAGGTACAGATGTGCGCACTATTTCTGGCATGAAAACCGTCACGCTCAGCGTTCGCAACGAGAATTTCCTCCCGCATGAATAACACCCCCTATTATGGAGCCAACTTATTGAAAGGAGAAATGCAATATGGCAGAAATCAAGAAATTGCTGGATGATGCAATCGAAACCGAGATCAAAAATCTCAACTCGGCATCTGACAAAGACAAGAAATCGGAGGTCATCAAGAACCTCGCAGCACTGCACAAGCTCCGTATCGAAGAGATCAAAACGGAAACTGAAATCGAGGAAAAGTCGGAGCGTCGGGCCATGGATAAAGCAGCCCATGACGAAGACGCGACACTGAAAGCGTTTCAGCTTGACGAGAATACGCTCGATCGGTACGCGAAGATCGGTATTGCTGCGGCGGAACTTGTATTGCCGCTGATGTTCTACGGCGTTTGGATGAGAAGAGGACTGAGATTCGAGGAAACGGGGACATTTACATCCCAGACATTCAAGAATCTGTTCAATCGCTTCAAGCCTACTCGAAAGAGTTGAGCCAACAGGCGTTGAGAGTCGTGTAAAAAACACGCTCTCTTCGCTTTTTTCGTAGATTTTGCAGGGCGCTTTATGGAAAGGAGATACCGAAGAGCTCTTTATATCTCTCGACTTAATACCGGGGGTACTGTATAATAGCAGATACTTCCAGATTAACAGGAGGTAATGAAAGTGCGCAGAAAAGGTAGAAAGGTTATTAAACCGGCAGGTAGTGAATTGATGGACTACCTGAATAAGGGATATGCCATCTGCAACAAGTGCGGAGCGGTGATGGATCGGAAAGAAGAGCCCGAAGGCGGATGCGGTATTTATGCCTGCCCGTCCTGTGGATGGGAAATTGAGGAATTGGATTATGAGTACGAGAGCGCAGACGAAATGGAACTCGGACTCGATGAAAGAGGCGACGAGTATCTGATCTTCAGGGATGTCATGCCGCCCGCAGGTTGTAAAGCTTGCGGTGGTCCCTACCCTTACTGCAAAGCGTCATGCAAAATGTTTGACGATTAAAGCATTATCAACGGAGGAGGGTCCTGTAACAGGGGCTTTCCTCTTTTTGTTTTGGAGATGGAGATGCGATACCACTATGAAAAGCCTACAATTTATCTGTCGATGTACGGAAAGCGTTATATTTGCGACCATCCGGTCTACGATAGCTGCACACTGTTTGAAATCGGAGATAAAGGTCTTGCTGTGATCCAACAGCGGTATGATGCCGAAACTAAGTCCACATTCTGGACAGAGGTGGATGCATGGCTGACCGATGCACTCTATGTTCACCCGAAATTCAAGGAATTCTTTGATGAACGGGCCGGAACTTGTACGGACGGACTCTGGCCAACTGTAACGATTCGGCAAATCATGTGGGCGCTGAAAATGAAGCCTTTGCAAAAGCAGCGTTGGGAAACGGTCTTCGACCGCCGTGATATTTAGCGCCAATCCAGCAGCCCCTATTATGGATACCAATACCTATGAAAGGGGTTAGGAGTATGGATGAGATGAAAATTCAATCGAAATTCATGACAGGACTTGTATCGAGGATCGTAAAGAAGGTACTTCGGACAAAATTGGGCTGTGAAGTAGATATTCAGCTCAATGAGTTCCGGACGACAGTCATTGACGATAAGACTCATGTCCATCTGGATTTGGATGCGGATCTTACGAAAGAAGAACTTAACAAACTATTGAAGACTATTGGAATCTGAGAAATTGAGCCGTTTTTATGCGGCTCTTTTCTTTTTCCGCAGATTTTGCAACTCATATTATGGAGAAACAGTTAGCTCAGTGGTAGAGCGCTTCACGAAACCAGTGAAGAGGTGATCGGTTCGAGTCCGATACTGCTTCTTTACTTTTTATTTTGGACGAAAGGAGAAAGCATGAACATCGAGCAATTTGAACTGATCTTGTGCGACATGTACACCATGGATGCATGGTCGCCGCCGCTTCTCTGGAAGTGGAAAAAAGAGTTCAAGGAGGCAAGCACAAAACAGTGGGCGATCAGAGAGCTTGAGAACTACATTCGCAAGCGGCTCCATCATCGCTCCGATGGATCGGTCGACGAATTTATCAGATTCACAAACGAGTTCGCCATGAAGATGGCTCGCTATTCAAATCACTCAGGAGAGAACAAAGAGATGCACGAGATCTTTCAAACTGCCAGTTCGGTCGCTGCTGATATTTTAGATCTCTTAAATGCAATGAAATGAAAGGAGAATTCAGATGAAACTCGACCATAAGATCGGGAGAAGCTTGAAGAAGGCGTCTCCCACCATTCTGACATGCATCGGAGCCGCTGGCGTTGTGGCAACCGCGGTTCTGGCTGTCAAGGCAACCCCGAAAGCGGATAGTCTTATCAAGGCTGACAGCAGGAGAAATCACGATGGCGACCCTTATGCTGCAACAAAGCTCGAAGCTGTCAAATCATGCTGGAAATGCTACATACCGGCTGCGGCCACTGGCGTCGCTACGATCATCTGCATCTTTGGAGCGAATACCCTCAATAAGAAGCAGCAGGCGTCTCTTGCCAGTGCCTATGCGCTCGTAAACCGATCCTATTCTGACTATAAGCATAAATTGAAAGAACTGTATGGCGAAGATGCTCACAAGAAGATCATGGAGTCCATCGCCGCAGAGAAAAGCAGTATGCCGCCTATTACGGCTATCGGAGGCTTCTCCAATTCATCTTTGGAGTTTGAAGATGCCAACGAGGAGCAGCGACTCTTCTACGACAGCTTCTCCAAAAGATATTTTCAGGCAACCATAAGCCAAGTCCTGCAAGCAGAATATCACATCAACAGGAATATGGTTCTCGGCGCGTTCGTAACTCTGAACGATTTCTACGACTTCCTTGGAATAAGCCATGTCGAAGGCGGAGATGTTGTTGGCTGGTTGCTGTCTGATAGCATGTACTGGATCGACTTCGATAACTCGAAGGCTATGGTTGATGATGGACTGAACGGAGAGATTCCGTGTTATGTCGTCGATGCTGAGTTCGGCCCTCAACCAGAATCTGCGTGGGATTACTGATTTCCCGCAAAAACTACATCGCCTATTATGGAAAGGAGGTCATGCTTTATGAACCAGAGAAATATCTTTAAGCTTCTGTCCCTTGCGGGAGTCGTCCTTGGCGGGATCGGAACATTGTTATCCGGCTGGGCCGACAACAAGGAGCAGGAAGCAATTATCGAGGAGAAGGTCAACGAAGCACTTGCTGCCAGAAACGAAGAGGAAGAGTCCTAAACAGGGCTCTTCTCTTTTTTCGAGGTGAACTCATGACAAATGATACGGCTGTACAAGCACTTCTCGACTATCTCAACGAATCAGATGAACCCGAAATCTATTGGCCACGCCATCACTTTGAAGAGTCTTGCTTTTCGAGATGGGCGGCATGGGAGATGATCGAGGCAATTATGGATCATCCCATGAAAGATCCGGAAGATGTGATCGAGGAGTTCGCCATTAAGATGGTGTTTTTCTCATCTATCGCAGATGGTACGGATGAAGGTCGGATATTTTCGATTGCCGCTGATTTCGCCGATGAATGCTTGACACTATTTAGAGAGGAGAACTCAAATGACAAAACAAACCATCATCGAGGCGTTGAAAAGCGCCCAGAAGTCAATGAAAAAGCACAGCCCTGAGATCCTCACCGGCATCGGAATTGCCGGGATGATCGCCACCACTGTATCCGCCGTTCGAGCAACGCCCAAGGCTTTGCAGCTCATCGACGCCAGAGAAATCAAGGAAAACCGGCGTCTGAGCAACAAGGAGATCGTTGCCACCACATGGAAGTGCTATGTTCCGGCTGCTGTTACAGGCGTGCTGTCCACAGCCTGCCTTGTAGGCGCCAGCTCTGCAAATCTTCGCCGCAACACTGCTCTCGCAACGGCTTATTCCATCTCCGAAACGGCTCTCAAGGAGTACAAAGAGAAGGCTGTTGAGGTAGTCGGCGAGAAAAAAGAGCAGGCGATCCGTGATGCAGTTGCCAAGGAGACGCTCACGAAACACCCTCTTGGCGAACGCGAGGTCATCATTACCGGAGGTGGTGATATTCTCTGCTTCGACCCCCTTACAAACCGATATTTCAAGTCCGATCGCGACCGCCTGATGCGTGCTATGAATGAACTGAACAAACGAATGCGCGACGAGATGCGTGTTTCGCTGAATGATTTCTACGATGAGATCGGTCTGAGCGAGGCTGAGGTCGGAGAGCATCTCGGGTGGGACATTGACAATGGAAAAGGCTACATAGATCTCGATTTCAGCACACAGTTGGCTGATGATGGAACGCCTTGCCTTGTCGTCGGTCACAACCACCCGCCTATTTACCTTTGGTAAGCGCAGATTTTGCATCTCCTATTATGGAGAACCAAACAACAAAAATTACTTTTGAAAAGGAGAATTTTACTATGGAAGACAAGAGAATGAACGAGATCGAGGAAATCGAAGCTACGGAAGTCGACGAGACTCAGGACAGCTCTAATGCTGGTGCCCTGCTCGCCGGTGTCATCGGAGGTTTCATTGCTTACGCTGTGATTGGCGGGGCGAAGAAGCTGCGGGTGATCATCGAAGAGAAGGTCGCTGCGAAGAAGCTGGCGGAAGCCGCTAAGACCGACAAGGCCGAAATCGACTCGGCAGACGAGGATTCCGAGGAAAACTAAGAAAAGTAAATTGCGGAGTTCTACAAGGGAGAGTGCCAATAACATGGTGCTTTCCCTTTTTTCTTTTTATCAAATTTTGGAGGTGCACTAATGCCTGAATATCCTGATAACTCGCATAGCGCGAGAGAAAACACAAGTCCTCCCTCCAAACGGGTGGAGAAAGTTGTCAACGGCACAGCAAAGACCCGCAAGCAGAGCGAGGTCAAGAAATTTGCCGGCATATTCATGCCCGATGAAGTCGGCGATGTTAAAACCTTCATCATCACGGATGTCGTTATCCCGGGTTTGAAGAACGCCATCGCCGATGTCGTCAGCATTGTTCTCTTTGGCGAAGCCGGCCGCATCGGCACTCGGAAGAACGCCGGATCAAAGGTATCGTATCAGCGGTATTATGACGATCCTCGCAGAGATGACCGCAGGAACTACAATCAGCGGCCGAGACCTGTTGCCGGGTTTGAATTTGATGACATCATCTTCGACAACCGTGGAGATGCAGACCTCGTCCTCGACCAGTTGGAATCCGCTATTGCCAACTATGGCATGGCCAGCGTGCTGGATCTCTATGACCTCGCCGGACTTACTTGCCAGAATTACATGGCTGATAAGTACGGCTGGACTGATATTCAGAGTGCCAGAGTTGCCCGAACGAGGGACGGCTATATCTTGCAGCTTCCCAGAGCAATCCAAATCACCTAAAAAGAGGTACAGTCATGTACGGATATTTTGTCTCAAGCGGGTACAGAGGCTTCGTCGACGGAACATGGATGCTGTTCCCGACTGAGTCCGAGTATTACGAATACATGAAAGAGCTCGAAAACTGAGCTGAAAACTACAATTAAGAAAGGATTTATTACCATGAAAGCTAATGAAATCATGACTTCCGCAAAGCGTACCTTCTCCAAGGTCGGCTTTGGGCTCCAGAAGAAGAGCCCCGAAATTCTTGTCGGCATCGGCATCGTAGGTGCTGTTGCAAGTGCCGTTCTGGCCTGCAAGGCTACCACCAAGGCAGGTGCCATCGTTGAGGAGTCTAAGAACTCTCTCGCTGATATTCGCGAGGCCAAGGAAAACGGCGTCACCAAGGCTGGTGAGTCCTACTCCGAAGAGGATCACAAGAAAGATCTCGCCATCGCCTATGTTCAGACTGGCGTGAAGTTCGCAAAGCTGTATGCCCCTGCGGTCATGCTCGGTGCAGCTTCTATCGCCAGCATTCTCGCAAGCCACAACATCATGAAGAAGCGCAATGTCGCTCTGGCGGCTGCTTACGCTGCTGTTGATAAGTCCTTCAAGGATTATCGTGACCGCGTAATCGAGCGTTTTGGCGAGCAGGTTGAAAAGGAGCTGCGCTACAACATCAAGGCGCAGGAGATCGAAGAGACCGTCACGGACGACAAGGGCAAGGAAAAGAAGGTCAAGCAGAATGTGAATGTCGCAGACGAGAACGGGAATGGCTCTGACTACGGCCCTTACGCAAAGGTGTTTGATGATACTCACTCCGATTGGAAGCAGGACCCTGAAATGAACCTCTTCTATCTGCGTGCTCGTCAGGCTCAGGCGAATGATATGCTCAAGTCCCAGGGTCACCTCTTCCTGAACGAAGTTTACGATATGCTCGGTTTCAAGCGCACCAAAGCCGGCGCTGTTGTCGGTTGGATCTATGACGACAAGAAGCCTTACGGCGACAACTTTGTTGATTTCGGTATGACCGAGATTCGTCGTCACGATGCTGATTCGGACGAGTACAAGCGCGCGTTCATTCTGGACTTCAATGTTGTCGGCGACATCACTTCCAAGATCGTCGACCACCAGAATGACTATCTCGCATGAGGACAAACCGATGAAAAAATTGCTTATTTGTCTTCTTATCTTTGTCGGAGCGATTTTCATATCCTGCAACTTTGTGATAAATGCAACGACGACCAAAACGGTTCTGGAACAGCCTATGATTCAGACGGAACCTCTCTCTCTGATCGTCGAGACACCTGCTCCATCCACTGATATTTTACCAGAGGAAGAGCCTGCACCCACTCCCGAACAAGAGCCTTTGGCTACGAGGGAGGAGATCGAGCTTCTTGCTCTCTGCACTATGGCAGAAGCTGAGGGCGAATGCGAGCAAGGCCAGCGACTTGTCATTGACAGCGTTCTTAATCGTGTGGACAATCCGCATTTCCCGGACACGATCTCTGAGGTCATCTGGCAGAAAAACCAGTATGCGGGTATGTACGGCGACCGTATTACCCGCTGCTATGTTATGGACGAGCTGGTAAAGCTCGTTGAAGAAGAACTGGAAAATCGTACTGACTACGATGTCGTGTTCTTCAATGCGGGCCATTATAGCGACTATGGAGTTCCTATGTTCCAGGTCGGAAACCATTACTTCTCAAGCTATGATTAAAAGGAGGAACAATTATGAAGAAGATCATGCTTTCCCTGCTCTCTTATACCCTGGCGACTATGTCCGGCCTCTGCCTGGTGGGCGGAGCAGCAGTCCTCAGCTACAAGGAGTGACTGACATGGAGGGAATTGCTAATTTCATTTCCATGCTCGATTATGTTCTTGACACAAAGCGTAAGCGTCACATCACCGGCGGATTGCTGTTGAGTGGCGCTTTACTCTTTGGCGGTCTGGCTATGACCGTCATGAGCATCCGAGATGACGAGGAGGACGAAGATGAGTAAAGCATCTACCGGCTTTGCCTTTGTGGCAGGTCTTACTATCGGCGCAGCAGGCGCCTGGTACTATCTGAAGGATAAGTACGCAAAACTCGCCGAGGAAGAGATTGCCTCGGTCAAAGCAGCATATGCCAAGCGCGAGAAACCGACAACGGAAGAAAAAACTGTCTCGGTTGTAAATGCTGCCAAGCACGTGGATAAAGGTAGCATCACCGAGTACACTCAGCGTTTGCAGGAGGCCGGTTATAAGGACTACTCCAGAACAATCGACGAGAAGCCATCGGGAACACCCGGTGAAGTTCCGTATGTCATCTCTCCTGATGAATTCGGAGAACTTGAAGACTATACGAAAGTTAGCCTGACCTACTTCGCTGATGGCGTCTTGGCTGATGAGTGCGGTGAAATCGTTGATGATGTGGAGGAAATCATCGGTGATGGGCTGGACCACTTCGGCGAATACGAAGACGATTCGGTGTTCGTAAGGAGTGATGCAAAACGCTGTGACTATGAGATTCTCAAGGATCTGCGTGATTTCAGCGACTTCAAGAAGAAAAACTTTCCTCCGAATAATGACGAGGAGGTCTGACCTTGACCAAGAGCGAGCTTAACGATCCATATTTCGAGTGGATGTACCGGCTCGTGGTCGACGACCGATATTCTAATAAGTCCTACCGGCGACTGTTCTACAAACTCCACGAAACGGAGTTTGCATACACGATCCCGATGGACGGCAACCGGGCCGAGGATGGCATCGAGCTTAGGTATCGGTTCGGTCGCGAGCAAGGCTATCGTGATGCTGTAATTGCCAACTGCCTTGATATTCGGCCTTGCAGCATCCTTGAAATGATGATCGCCCTTGCCATTCGATGTGAAGAACACATCATGGAAGACCCTGATATTGGCAACCGCACCGGACAGTGGTTCTGGAGTATGCTTGTCAGCTTGGGGCTTGGTTCCATGAGCGATGCTCGGTTTGATCCCGTTCGGGTCGATGAGATTCTCGACCGTTTTATGGATCATGACTACGCACCGGATGGTAAGGGCGGTCTGTTCACAATCCGTAACCCTCGGTTTGATATGCGGTCTATGGAAATTTGGTATCAGATGAACTGCTATCTTAACGAGATCATCAGAGAAGGGAGTTTAACATGAATACGATCACGCATGATATTTTCGTGACGGTCATGCCGTCTAAGAATTTCTGCAAGCAGATGCAGCGGCAGGCTCGCAGCACGAAGATGTTCAAGTTGCTTGCGGTAGGGGCGATGGTCTTTGCCGCGGCAACCGAGGTAGAGCGCAGGAAGCTGGAGGAGCAGGTCTACCAGCTCTCTGTTCGAGTAAAGAGGTTGGAGCGCGGCGAAGGAGAGTAATCAATGTTAGACTTCTTGGTGATTGCAACGCGCAGTGGCAAGCGTGGTATCATCGAGATCTATCCCAAGTTTATCATCAAGAAAAGCAGCGACCTCATGATTAGAGGCGGCGATTTCTACGCTATCTGGATTGAGGAACGGGGATTGTGGTCGACTGATGAACAGGATGCGGTTGACCTGATCGACCGCGAACTGGACCGATACGCCGAGGAAAACTGTAAGCGTTTTGATGACAATTATCGAGTCATGCACATGTGGGACGCGGAAACCGGAATGATCGACACATGGCACAAATACTGCCAGAAGCAGATGAAGGACCAATTCCACATGCTCGACGAGAAACTGATATTTTCAAACAGCAAAACGGGGAAAAAAGACTATGCCAGCAAGATGCTGAATTATCCGCTTGAGCAGGGTGAGGCGAACTCTTATGACAAGCTCATGAGTGTTCTGTACTCTCCTGCCGAGCGGCACAAAATCGAATGGGCCATTGGTTCGGTCGTGTCCGGTGACTCCAAGAGGCTGCAAAAGTTCATGGTGCTTTACGGCGCCGCTGGTACTGGTAAGTCCACGGTGCTCAACATCATTCAGCAGCTCTTTGACGGTTACTACTCTGTATTTGATGCCAAGGCTCTCGGATCTTCGAGTAATGCATTTGCGCTGGAGGCGTTCAAGACGAACCCGCTGGTTGCCATTCAGCATGATGGTGACCTGTCCCGTATCGAGGATAACACGAGGCTCAACAGCCTTGTTTCGCACGAGCTTATGACGGTCAACGAAAAGTTCAAATCAACTTATGCTAACCGCTTCAAGGCTTTTCTCTTTATGGGTACAAACAAACCGGTTCGTATTACGGACGCCAAATCCGGTCTAATCCGACGCTTGATTGATGTTTCCCCAACAGGAGATAAAGTCGAGCCGAACGAGTACAAGACCATCATGAAGCACATCCCGTTTGAACTTGGCCCGATTGCTTACCACTGTCAAGAGGTCTATCTGGAAGATCCCGCTTACTACGACGGTTATATTCCGATTGCTATGTTGGGAGCCTCCAATGACTTCTACAACTACATCGTTGATTCCTACCCTGTCTTCAAGCGTGAAGACGGCACTTCGCTCAAAGCTGCTTGGGAGATGTATAAGACCTACAATGAGGAAGCAAAGGTCTCGTACCCCCTCAGCCAGCGAGCATTCAAGGAAGAGTTGAAGAACTATTTCCACGACTACACAGAGCGCTTCAGTATGGAAGATGGCACTCGTGTTCGGAGCTATTACAGTGGCTTCAGAACTGAAAAATTTGAGGAGCAGACCATCATTGATAAACCGGAGCCTACAACTCGGCTGATTCAGTTTGATGGAACAGCATCCGCATTTGACAAGGATTGTGCGGACTGTCCTGCTCAGTATGCAACATCTAAAGAAACGCCCTCGCAGAAATGGGAAAAAGTCACGAAGACTCTTTCGCAGTTGGATACTTCAAAGCTCCACTATGTCAAGGTGCCCGAGAACCATATCGTCATCGACTTTGATATTCCGGACGAGAACGGTAACAAGTGCTTTGACCTGAACCTGGCAGAGGCGAGCAAGTGGCCTCCAACCTATGCCGAGGTCAGTAAGGGTGGTCAGGGCATCCACCTACATTATATTTACACCGGCGACCCAACAAAGCTGAGCCGTATCTATGACGACCATATTGAGGTGAAGGTCTTCACTGGAAAAAGCTCGCTACGCCGGAAACTCACTAAGTTCAACAACCTACCTATTGCAACCATAAGCTCTGGGTTACCATTGAAAGGAGAAAGCAGCATGGTAAACAACAAGGTGGTTCAGAGCGAGAAAGGGCTTCGGATTCAAATCAAGAGAAATCTCAACAAGGAGATCCACCCTGCAACTAAGCCCAGTATCGACTTTATCCACAAAATTCTGACGGATGCGTATGAAAGCGGCATGGTTTACGATGTTACCGATATGCGCAATGCCGTCCTGGCCTTTGCCGCCAACAGCACCAATCAGGCAGAGTATTGCATCAAGCTCGTTAATAAGATGCCGTTCAAATCTGCCGACGCCGCCCCTGCGGCCAAGAACGAAACCGCCGACCTCGTCTTTTATGATGTTGAGGTATTCCCGAACCTTTTCCTCGTGAACTGGAAGTTTGCAGGAAGCGCACAACCTGTGGTTCGGATGATCAACCCGACCTCTGAAGACATCGAGGGCCTGATGAAGTTCCGACTCGTCGGCTTCAACTGCCGGCGGTACGATAACCACATTCTCTATGCTCGCCTGATGGGCTATACCAATGAGCAGCTTTACAACCTGTCTCAGCGGATCATCGGCAGCGAGAAGAAATCCAAGAGCAACAACTGCTTCTTTGGCGAAGCTTATAATGTCTCTTATACTGATGTTTACGACTTCTGCTCGAAGAAACAGAGCTTGAAGAAGTGGGAGATTGAACTCGGCATTCACCATCAGGAGCTTGGTCTTCCGTGGGATCAGCCTGTTCCTGAGAGTATGTGGCAGAAGGTTGCTGAATATTGCGACAACGATGTCATCGCTACGGAGGCAGTGTTCAATGCCCGTAAGGCTGACTTCATTGCTCGTGAGATCCTGGCCGATGTGGCTGGAATGACCGTCAACGATACCACGAACACTCTGACCGCTAAGATCATCTTCAGCGGGAACAAGCATCCGCAGGATCAGTTCAATTACCGCGATATGGGCGATGCCAGCCAGATTTGCAGCATGGATGATCTGCCGTTCAAGTTCGGGCCGGAAGAGTACGACAACTATACGGCGTTCGACAAGAAGGATCGTCCCATCTTCCCCGGCTACAAGTTCGACAAAGGCAAGTCTACTTATCGCGGTGAGGAAGTTGGCGAGGGTGGCTATGTCTATGCCGAGCCTGGTATGTACGGAAACATCGCTCTGCTGGATATTGCTTCTATGCATCCATCCAGTATCATTGCAGAAGATCTCTTTGGGCCGGTCTATACGAAGCGGTTTCGTGAGATCCGCGATGCTCGTGTCGCTATCAAGCACAAAGAGTTTGACAAGGCACGCAAGATGCTTAACGGCGCTTTGGCAAAGTATCTGACGGATGAGAGTGCCGCCGATGCTCTGGCACAGGCGTTGAAAATCGCCATCAATTCCGTTTACGGTCTGACCTCGGCCAGCTTCGAGAACCCGTTCCATGACAACCGCAACAAAGATAATATCGTCGCCAAGCGTGGAGCCCTGTTTATGATCAACCTCAAGCACGAGGTTCAGAAACGGGGCTTTGTTGTTGCTCACATCAAGACGGACTCTATCAAGATCCCCGACGCTACGCCTGAGATCATTCAGTTCGTCATGGACTATGGCAAGATGTACGGTTATATTTTCGAGCACGAAGCGACTTATGATCGCATGTGCCTCGTCAACAACGCCGTTTATATTGCCAAGTACAAAGATGGTAAACACGCCGGTGAGTGGACAGCCACTGGCACTCAGTTCCAGATCCCGTATGTCTTCAAGAAGCTCTTCTCGCATGAGGAGATCACCTTCGAGGATATGTGCGAGACGAAGTCTGTCACCTCTGCCATTTATATTGACAGAAGTCCCGACGAAGCAGCGGCCTACATCAACAACCCAGACATGGCGATACAGTCTGAGGACAATCTTGTGCTTGATAATGGACATACTTTGCAGTTTATCGGAAAGGTCGGACTGTTTACCCCGATCAAGTCCGGTTGCGGAGGAGGTTCGCTCGTTCGCCAGAACACCGATAAGAACGGCAATGTCAAGTATGATTCCGTCGTTGGAACGAAGGACTATCTGTGGATGGAATCCGAAATGGTTAAAATCCTCGGAAAAGAAGACTGCATCGACCGGAGATACTATGATGCTCTCGTTGATGCTGCGGCCACTGATATTTCCAAGTATGGTGATTTCGAGTGGTTCGTTTCCGAAGATCCGTATGTTTCCGACACACCGCCTTGGTTCGGTCCCGGCGAGCCCCACGAAGAAGACAGTACACCGTTTGATGTGAGGTAATTCTATGGAGAAAAGCTTCACCAAAGACGGTGCTCGTTGGTTTACTTGCAGGCGATGTGGATTGAGAAACTGCGAGAACATTTATCGGTGGAAAAAGAAGCCGCAGCCTATGAAAAACATCTGCACCCTCTGCATTGAAAAAGAGGAACTGGCACACAAAGAAGCTCGGGAACGAGTTCATTACAGTCCATTCCAATATCCATTTTAACAGTTGAGAGGAGTCTTAATCATGAGTCGTAAAGCTACTGACAACATCATCATCGAAAATGCCCGCATTATCTTCCGGAACTTCTCCGGCAAGGAAGAAAAGTACAACCGCGCCGGAGATCGCAACTTCTGCGTCATCATCGAGGACCACAACGATGCTCAGCGTCTGATTGAAGACGGCTGGAATGTCCGCGTGATGCCTCCCCGTGAGGAGGGTGACGAACCTCGCCACTATCTCCAGGTTGCGGTGAGCTTCAAGAACTTCCCGCCCAAGGTCGTCATGGTCACCCGCCGCAAGCAGACGCCTCTCGATGAGGAGTCCATCGGTGCGCTCGACTTTGCCGAGATCAGCAATGTGGATCTCATCATCCGCCCTTATAACTGGATTATCCAGGAGGGCACCAAGAACGAGAAGAGCGGCGTGAAGGCCTACCTCAAGACGATGTATGTCACCATCGAGGAAGACGAGTTCGCCGAGAAGTACGCTGCAAGCGAGTATCCGCAGGAGTAAAAGCATTGTAGGGACGCTGGTTAGGAGGTAGCCGGCGTCCCTTTAACTTTTTGAAAGGAGAAACCAATGCCTTTCTGGAAACCTAAGAAAAAGAAGAAAGCGGTCCATAAGGCTAAACCGCTCCCAAAGTATGAGCCGAAGCCGTTTGTTCCGCCTGAGATACCGAAAATTGATATTTCAGCAAAGCAGCAAAAAGAGCCACAAAAACCAGCTCCGAAAAAAGCTTCCTCGCCAAGGGTAGATGACAAGAAGTATTTCATCGAGACTTTTAACAAGCTCGTGTCCGAACGAAATCGGCCGTGGGACATCTGGAAGGACTTCGTTCTGATGACGGCCTGCGCATTCTCAAATGCGGTTGATAAGACGCATTACGATGAGCGAGAAGACCGTTATCTGAAAGCAATCGTCAAGTACCGCAAGGAAGAGCAGGCATTATTTCCGGAGCTTCTTGCCGAGATGACAGTCGCATTGGAGAAAAATCCAGACCAGGACTTCCTTGGTGAAGTCTATATGCGTATGAGACTCGGAAGCGACGAACTTAAGCAAATATTTACCCCATACAATGTTTGTCATCTCATGGCGCTTGCGACGATGGGTAATGTTGTGGAACATGTCAAAAAAAGCGGCTTTATCACCGTTCACGATGATTGCTGCGGAGGCGGCGCAACTTTGATAGCCGCTGCTAATGTGGCACGGAATGACCTTGAAAAAGCCGGCTTGAACTTCCAGAACCATATTCTCTTCTCGGCTCAGGACATCGAGGAGACAGTTGCGCTCATGTGCTATGTCCAGTTATCGCTCCTCGGCGTCGCCGGGTTCGTCAAGGTCGGAAATTCTCTTACCGATCCAATTAGAAATGGTGACTCTCTGGAGAACTACTGGTTCACGCCTATGTACTTCAGCGATGTCTGGCACACTCGTCGGGTCATCAACCAAATGATGAATATTTTACGAGAGGAGCGTGAAAGCGATGACCATTAAAGATTTTGACGCGAAAAAAGTCATCCTTGAAGACCGATACAAAAGCGATGAGTACGAGACGATGACTCTCTATTTCATCGCACCAAAAGAATGGCTCGACGGCCTCTATCCCGATGCTGTTCACACCGAAATCAGTGTTGAGTATCCGCTGAATTGTCCTGAAGCTTCTGTGGCAACCGTAATGGTATCTCCTACAAGAGATCTCGGAGAGGACGGATATGAGGACTATGACTGGAGTGACCTTGAGCTGCCTCTTTCAGATATTGAAGCGTTAATCGGGATGGCTAAGTCATGAGCATCAGTCTGTACGATCATCAGCGCAGCGCCCTTGAAAAAATGAAGAACGGTTGTATCCTGTGCGGCGGGGTCGGTTCCGGTAAATCCAGAACTGCCCTCGCTTATTACTATCTTCAGCAGGGCGGAAATCTCGACATTCCTGATGCGCCGATGAAAAATCCGCTTGATATTTACATTATCACCACGGCGCGCAAACGGGATACCTGTGAATGGGAGGATGAGTTAGCTCCATTCCTGCTCTCCACTCACGAGGACTGCAATTACTACAAGAACAAAGTCATCATCGACTCGTGGAACAACATTGCCAAGTACAAAGATGTGAAAAACAGCTTCTTTATATTTGACGAGCAACGAGTCGTCGGCTATGGAGCTTGGACGAAGGCATTCCTGAAAATCGCCAAGGAGAATAAGTGGATCTTGCTCTCCGCTACCCCTGGGGATACTTGGCAAGATTATATCCCTGTCTTCATCGCAAATGGGTTCTACCGGAACAAGACCGACTTCATTGACCAGCATGTAGTTTATGATTGGCGGTCAAAGTATCCAAAGGTTGACCGATACCTCAACACCGGACGGCTGATCCGTCTGCGCAATCGAATTCTCGTGACGATGGAGTTCGAGCGACACACCACATCGCATCATCAGGATGTGCCTGTTTCCTACAACATCCCGCTCTACAAAGATATTTCTCGAAACCGCTGGAACCCTTGGGAAGACCGTCCTATTGAAACGGCTTCGGAGCTTTGTATGAACTGGCGCCGCGTGGTGAATTCGGACGAGTCCCGCAGTGTTGCTGTACTTGAGATTATGGAGGATCATCCTAAAGTCATCATCTTCTACAATTTCGATTACGAGCTTGATATTCTCGAAAATCTTGGTTACCCCGATGGGACTGAGGTTGCCGAGTGGAACGGTCACAAGCATCAAGAAATTCCGACCGGCGACAAATGGGTCTATCTCGTGCAGTACACGGCTGGCTGTGAGGGCTGGAACTGCATCACCACTGATACGATCATCTTCTACTCGCAGAACTATTCCTATAAGGTCATGGTTCAGGCTTCCGGACGAATCGACCGTCTGACGACGCCATTTAGTGACCTTTATTACTTCCATCTAAAGAGCTTTTCCGGTATTGATCTGGCAATCAGCAAGGCACTCAAGGAGAAGAAGAACTTCAATGAGGGTCGCTTTGTTGGGTGGTCTACTGCGCCGATGCCGAAAGCTGCATGACATGAAAAGGAGAAATTATGAATAACGCAAAAATTATTGCTGTCGACTTCGATGGCACTTTGGTTGAAAACAAATGGCCTGAGATCGGTGCGCCGATTGAAAAAAACATCGCCAAGGTTAAGGCCGAACAGGAAGCTGGCGCCAAAATCATTCTTTGGACGAACCGCGTCGGCGAACCTTTGGAAAAAGCACTCTCATTCTGCAAGGAGCAGGGCATCCACCTCGATGCTGTCAATGAGAATCTGCCCGAAATTATCAAAGCATTTGGGACTGACTGCCGGAAGATCTTCGCAAATGAATATTGGGATGATCGCGCAGTCTTGATGTCCGAGAAAGATATCGGAGAATTCTCCGATGGGTTCCACACTTTCAATTCCCTCTATCATCAGCGGCTCATCCTCTTCGCAGCCTTGGTAAACACTTTCCCGACGCTTGCTTGGAAATCCCACAAGCATTCGGATGGCGAGGCTCCATTTGGAGGAGGCTGGT